TGGAGCAACACACATGCACATCGAGATTGGCAGCGGTATGGTGCCAGTTGGCATCGGGGGTGATGAACAACGCATCATTGCGCGACAGCCCCGAGAGCGCAACAGTGATGACACTGGACGACTCAAGCGGGGCGATGGCGCCGAAGCTGATGGCAGCGGTCTTGCTGCTGATGACTTGAACCACCTCGCCACCACCAACTTGCACACCAGCATCAGCATTAAACTGGCCACGCGCTGACACAGTGGATTGGAATGTAGTCGCACCGTTGAACGACGCGGTGGAGGTACCAGTCACTGCGCCAGAGAAAGCTGTAGCGCCAAACGCGGTAGAACCTGTGACAGATAGAACTGCACCAGTGTCGGCGGGGTCCATGTCGGCAATCGACTTCCCGCTGTTCCACCAACCAATCGACACACGGCTGAAAAGAGTAGGCTTAATCGGCATTTCTATTATGCTCCATTAGGCGGTCGCACCCGTTGCTCATTGGTTATTAGGCTGCGCCTGGATTTCATCTGAGACGCCTCGTTTGTTTAGCGTCTTTCCCATCTCCCACAACTTCTCAAACTCTGCAAGAGCTTGTCCATTTTGCCTGCGCCCAACACCTTGATTATATTTCTTAGCTATGGCGCAAAACTCTGCTGTTAGTTTAGCCTGCTCAACCTTAATCAGCAAATACGGGATAAGCTCGTTAACAACATCTGGCACCCTACTTGTTGTACAGCGCCACTTCCAAAGTAACTGTTGGTTGTCTTTACTTGCATTGGATTTGGCCTTATATCCACCAAATTTCTCAACCAACCAATCAATCAGCAGCTCTTTTGTGTTTGACACTTCAAGCGCTACACGATACCTATAACCACTACTGTTTTTCCCGCGAGCCTCTCGCCAGATGCCGATTGTACCTTCACCATCAATAATTCCAGCAGCGTAGGCTTTTTCTGTTTCCTGCAACATGGGGGCTCCTTAGAAAATGAGTTGATGCGAACACCAAAACATAATCTAAGGAGCCCTCCGTGTCAAGATGAGGCGCTATCCGTGTCTAAGCGACCCCATCAGTTCCATATACGCCTCTCCACTCACCGAAGCCCTTGGCGTAGGCATGACGCACCTTACGCTTCATGGTATCAGTGTCGAAGTCGGTCTCAGTGGCCGACTTGGTGCGGTAGCGCCACATGAAGTTCACATCGTGCTTATCGCACACAAGGAACCACGCTGTGGTGCTGGTGAGATACTCCCACTCAAGGATGTCGCTGATGTTGAACTTGTTCAGGACATTCTTGGTGTTCAGAGCGGTGCCCGGCTGGAGTTCAGCCGTGATCAGCTCCTGCGCGGTGATGATGAGGTCACTGGGCACAAGGAGGGTCTTGGGCGTATGAATACGCGGACGACCCCGATCATTCTTCCACTTGTGGACGGTGATGATGGCGTTGTGCAGCGCGCTGAGCGAGAGAGCCTCATCCGTCGCGGGACGGTTAGCCTGCACCGCACCTCCATCCAGCCGGGTGTGCGAAGTCGAGAACAGGGCCAGACCATCAAAGCCCGTGTTTGTCGTACCGAAGCCATTGTTGAACACGCTGGCAGCGGACGTCTCGATATCATCCCGAGCGGAATCCTTCAGATCCTCCTCAAAGCGCGTGACCTCATCGTACAGGTCATTCATCCACAGCCGCTCCTGCACCTTGTAGCCAAGGGCACGGACAGCGTAGGTGTACGCCTTGCTGATGGGCGAGATCGGATCATCATAGGTCACCGAGTCACCGTCAGGCTGGCTTTGCATGCTGCCAAAGCCCGCCATCTTCGCATCAGTAATGGTATTCTTATTCATATCGCGGACGTTCATCACGCGATCATACTTGGACGGTTGCGCCGGGAAGGCATCGTGCCAAATATTCGAGAGCTTGGGCTCCAGGAAGAGCGCAAACTCAGCAGCAGTAGATGCCATGGTTAGCTCCTGAAGCGCAGATAAGTGGGATCAATGATTCCACGCACACGCGACTTATTGGAATCAATCACATCATTCGAAGCGCCATTGGCGTCAACGATGAACAGCGGGGTGATCGCGGAAGTGGTCACCCGGAAGGTGGCTCCTGTGTACTCAAGGTCGCATCCCTCACCACGGCTAAACTGCGAGCCAGTGGTGCAATCAGACCACAGAACCGTATCCTGTGTCAGGACAAGGTAGGGGACCTGATTATCAATGCTCTCAAGCGAGCTGGCCATGGCGACACCAACGATGCTGGCGATAGCCGCACCGAGGGACTCCGAGCTGGTTTGCAGGCGAGAGAGGGACGAGCCCGAGGTGTACACAAGGAGGTCACCCTTAGAGAAGGCCGAGCCGGGCACACCAGTGCTATACCGCTCAGGCCCCGAGGCGTAATAAAGCATGTTAGCTCCTCATAGGGTTATGGTTGTTAACTGTCAACGTACTTAGCGCCGAGATTGGCGAGGTCATCGACCTCATCCCGATGGGCTTCCCACTTGATCTCCGGTCTATCCGGATTCGGGGACTCCATCTTATTAGCCTGGAACGCCGCCCTCTCAGCATCTTGGCGATCCTTATTCAGCCGAGCCTGCGCGTTGTCTACAAACGCGAGAGCAAGGTCTTCACGCCGAACACGCCCTTGCGTGTCAACGTAGGCAGTGGGAGGCATCCCATAGCCACGGTCTTTCAGTTCTTGGACGGTGATGAATTGGTATCCATCCAAAGCCCAACCCAGCATATCACGGTCACCAACCTCGCGGCCATCAACATGTGAGAGACGGATCCATTGTAGACGATCCATGGGGATGGGCTTTAGGCCATCACGCACGCGCAGCTCATTGGCGCGGCGTTGTTCGCTATAACCAGGGACATAGCTGCGATCCCAGCCTTGGTCATCCTGGCCACGGATTTGTGCAATGCGATCAGCGTCGAGGGTGGAGTCACCGAAGAGCAGAGGCTTAGCCATTACTTACGCGCCCCCAGTTCGGTGTACCAAGTGCCACCCTTCTCAGGGTCGATTTGCGTGTTGGATCCGGAGATCATGTCAGCATATTTGTCAAGGGTGAGATTCATGCGCTTCGCTGTTTCAACCACCTTGGCCTTGCCATACTGGGCAACCATCTTCTTGCCCAGCGCAGAGGTTTCAATCTTAGTCCAAGTCGCCTCATCGCCCTTCACAGGCGCACCATCACCACGCACGCCGCCACCTTCCAGACCAGTGCCAGCACCGGCAATTGCAGCGGCTCGCTCCTGGGCGATCTCGTCAATGTGATTGGAACGGGCCATCTTGGCGGCTTGGTCGTAGAGAGCTTGGGAGCGCATGTGGGCGGGGATGGGCGCGACCATGGTCTGCACCTCAGTCCACCACTTATCAGCAACATCCTTGTTCTGCGGATTGGCGCGGCTCAGGGTCTCAGCGGTTGCGGCAATGTTGTTGTAGATGGGCGCGGCAGCGGTGGCCAGCGTGTTGCCAACGCTGTTCTCCACGCTCTGAGCGAATTGACGCCGCCATTCGGCGGGGTCGGTCACCAGCAGGTTGTCATCAATCTGAACAGCAGGCTGAGCCACTTGTTGTTGCTCCATAGGTTGCGGCGATGATGCAGCATGTTGATACTGTATCGCCATAGTTAATTTATTCACAATGTCAATAGCCTCGGCTGGCGATTTGCCTACCAGAAGCGGATGACTATCGGCACCAAAGCGCTGAGTGCTAGTCTCTAGCGGTCCAGCTTGGGGTTCCGTAGAGGGCGGCGACTCGGCGTTGGGGGTTTCTACTTCCAGCTGTTGATCGGGCGGCATTATCTCTCTCTTGGGCCATGCGGTGGATGACTAGGGGGAGTTCGCGCATGGCGGCGAGCTGGCCCCTGAGGAAATGGAGTTGAGCGTTGTTGTTGATGTAGAGGAGGGAGTCAGCGCGGTTGGCGACTATGTTGTCAATGAGGCGGATGAGGGTATCCCACTCCTCATAGCTTTGCAGGCGCCTCAATGCGACGAGGTCGGCGTCTGTGAGGTCATAAGTTTGTGGCTTGGGTTGCTTCCCAGATCGCCACTCTGCCAACATCTGCGAGATGCGTTTGAACATTATGAGTTGAAAGTTAGCGGGGGGTGGAAGAGGGGTTGATGAACTCTGCGAATGTGGGTTTGGGCTTATCGTCGTTGGAGATGACCTCTATGACAGGCATAGCGGCGGCTGCACCAAACAATCCTTTCCAGGCGGCTTCAAAAGCCTGCTGAACTTGATCAGCTGGGATGTTGAGTTGGTGGTTGTTCTTAACGCGAATGCCGCCCACAAAGTCAGGCTTGAAGTCAAAGTTTTTCCTATAGATAGACAACACATGTCCAGCGATATCACGCAAGCCTTCCATGCCTAGTTTGTTTGATGTTGGGCCACCGGGATCGTAGTTAAGTGCTAGACTTTGATCACTATGCTGGCCAGCCAAATCAATCTCTAAGCGTGTGGATTGTGAACCTATGCTAGCCAACTCAGAGCGAACACTCACAGCAGCAACAATACCACCGTCAGCGTCTCGCACAGCGAAGTCTATACGAGGCAGCTCGCCACCCAATACCCTGGCAGCATCAGGTGTAAAACTGCCCATTGGAAAACCATTAAACGGATCGCCGTAGAACTCCTTTGTATGGCGATTGTCCAGCTCGGCAAACGCGGCAGGCAGTGTTTGCTCACTCTGATTATCATACAATCTTCGTGGGTATGGATCGTAATCAGTGCCAATACTGGTGCCTTCAATGGTGTATTGGCCACCTTTGATTGGCAGCGGTGCAGCCAGATCGCCAACGGTTTTAGGCGTGCCTCTGCGCAATGCGGCTGTCACCACAGCCTTCAACGGTTCCGGTGTACGCTTCAGTAGTGACCCCAACACATCTTCAGCCGCACCACCAACCTTCCCAACCCCTTTAGCAATAGGTCCCAACACATCCGGCCCCGGCTCAGCAGCCATCCCCAGCATCATCAGGGGGATCATCAGCTCGGCGCGTGGGTCAGTAGGAGGCCCAGCACCGCGCATCCCGGGGAAACCAGTGGTCATGCTTTGATCCATCGCTGACAACACATTCTGCAACCAATTGGGCACCGGCTTACCCTGCGGACTTGGCGCCGACGAGCCCATACCAGCAGCATCAACAGGCTGTGGCTTGGGCTGCATCGCGGCAGCTAGCAACGCCGTCTTTGGATCCGGTGTCTGTTGGTCAACAAATGGCATCAGACGAGGCCGAGTAGAGCCGCCATCTGCTCAGGCGCCTGCGCCATGGGGTTGGCAGCTTGTGGCCCACCTGCGGGAGCGCCGCCCATAGCAGCACCTTGAGCGCCAGCAGGATCCCCAGGCATCCCAGGCTGCATCGGAGGCTGCATACCAGCCTGAGCGTTGGGCAGATATTGATCCGGATTCTGCACATCATGCGACTCCAGCAACCTACGCTGCAGTTCGATGGTACCATTATAAGCAGCGGTCACAGTAGCCAACATCAGCTGCTGATCCCCAAGCATCTGCGCGTATTGCATCTGCTGGGGGTAGAACTGGCCCATGGTCTGCGCGAGGAACATCAGACTCTGCTTCTCAGCCTCTTTGTTCACCTGCGAGCTAGTGGCGGTCACGGTCATACCAAACTTGGCTTCGATGTCATGCACTGGTCCCTCAAGCACCCGCACAACCTTCTCACCATCCACTTGTCCCAGAGCCTCCACAGCGAACGCCTTCCACCGAGGATCAGTCTGCGAGATCTGCACAAGGTTCTGCAGAATGCGCACACCCATCTCCCCAAGCGACCCATCCTTGAGGTTGCCAAGGATCATGTCGAAGCGCTTTTTCCCTTCGGCCAGGATGCTCAGCGTGGTGGCAGCAGGGGTACGCGAGGGGACATTACTGACATCCCCTTGTCGCAATTCGCTGACGCCTGTACGCTGTTCTGACCACTGCCCAAACACTTGCAACAGGCTCAACGCTTGTGGGTTGGAGCGCCCCATCTGCACAGCCTTGAGATCCTCCCCGGGTCCCAGCGACCAGATCTTATATGGATAAATGGGCTCATCGGGTTGAATGTTCATCCCCTGCGGAGCGCCGATCATAATGGTATTTGACAACAGGGTATTGTCGATTACATTGTTGAGCACCCGCGTTGAAGCCAGCTGCGCCCACTCATCCAGATCCGCGATGCCCAGGCCATAGAATCCAAGGCCAGGGAGGAAGGGTTGGCCGCTGAAGGGACGCTTGCCGTGGAGTAGGGGGTTGGCAATGGCGCGCAACACTGTCCTGCTGGGTTGGTGCCACACAATCACTAGATCCTGCTGCAAACCCGTCGCATCCGGCGCGTAGCGCACATGGATCTCATGCAACGTAATGACACGATTCCTCCAGGGCTTATACTGGTCCTCACTCTGGATTGTCTCGCGGACCCGATTCTCCCCCATGTTATCCTCGGCCCACTCCATCACCTTCGCAGCATCATCTTTGTCATAAGCTGGCAACCAAGGCGACTCAGCGTTGATGCGCTCAGCGAACTGCTCCTTGGTCAGATAGAACTCTTGGGCAACCCACTGGGCTGCACCATTGGCGGCGTCAGGATCGATATCGTAGGAGCGCGCAGGGATGATGAACTGTTCAATGGGGATGTGCTGCACAACAGGCTGATGGCGAAGCACCGGGACCATCGCCCCCGTGCGATCCCGGACCATACGCCTATCATGGAGAATGTGATCCTTATAGACACAGGTGCCATGGATGATGAAGTCCAGCATCGCCTTCTGGTTCACCCGGCGCATTTTGATGTAGTTCTTCTCTACCCGGCTGAGGAACTCCTGAGTGGGCTTGGCGATCTCCACCGTGTCAGGCCGCTTCCCCACAGTGGACCAAAAGTCCTCTGGGACATGCAGGGTTTGCATGAAGTCGGCGTAGATGGGATCAACGTGCATGGCGGTGAGGGGCAGCTCTAGGTCGCTGGCTCCCACAAACGGCACATCCGCCACACCATCGCCCACCACCCTCGCACGCCACTGCACAATATCATTCTGCCACTTGAGCAGCAGAGGCTGGCGATCACCTTCAGTCTGCGCCATCTCGAAATGCATCCAGGCGCGGAAGTCCTCCTTCCGGTCCTTCCCCCATTTCACATTCTCAATTGCCATTATGCGTCCTGCTTGTCCTCATCCGCCGCCTTGGGCAGATCCTCAAACGCATCTTGGATAATCAGCTTGACCCAACGACGCCACTTGGTGCGCAGGTAGGCAACGATGCTGTTCATGTGGTTCCTTACTTGGGGGACTTGGCAATCGAGCTGGGAGCAGCCACACCGCTATGTACAGTGACGCCAGCAGGGCGGAACTTGGTGTTGCCCCCGCCACCCGACTTGGCATGCGAGCAGCGCATCTTCGTCCCATCCGCCTTCATGTTATCCGTCCCGCCCGCATCCTTGCCCTTTGCGTCAGCCAGCTTAACCGGCGAGTTGAGGTGCTTAGGCCCATTGGGCTCCATCTTCCGACCATCATTCTTATGAGCAGGCATTTTGACCACCCAGTTGAGATAAAGATTGCTGCAGCATGTCTAATATAATGTGATTGTCTAGACCAACCACCTGAGATATGGAGGCACCCGGCCTACAGGAATGCCACCAGCCAGACACAAGTTCTTAATGGTCAACTGTTCAGGGGTATTGAGGATGGTGGTGTTGGCGAGATCCTGTAGCTCATCCCCCCGCATCCCCATCATCGCATCCATGTGCCACACATAGTCGAACAACTCCATGATGCCACCCAGCCGCAGCGCCCGCCGAGTCGCCCATTGGTCCAGCGCGCTATAACAAGCGACCTCCACCTCATTCTTGCCCAACAGGATGATGCCAGCCTCCAGCTTCAGCTTATGCGCCATCAATGCAGCACACAGGTCAATCACCACAATGGGATGGGTCTTAGTGATCATCGCTTGCCCAGCTCAAAATGCACCAGATCCCTGAACTTCTCCTCCTCCAGATCCCAATCACTGTCCCAATCCCCACCAAAGCGGATGGGGATGCCCATTTGCGATGCAACCCCCTTCACAAACCCAGCGAAGTGGTAGAAGGATTTGATGTCATTCCATCTGATATGCGGCTTCTCATCAAAGTAAGGCGCCACATCCACCGCTAGGCTGGGCGAGGAGTTGTGTTTGCTTGTCGGCCAGGGAGTTTGTGAATTGCCCGCCTTCACCGCTGCATCTTGATCTGCCTTGTTGCGCTGCCCCACAATCACAACACAGTCATAATGCTTAACCACTTCATTAAAGAGTCGCTGTAAATCAGGGTGGGCGCTCAGCAGCTGCTTCTTACTATTCATCCCAAACATGCCACTACTCCTGTGTGCGGTAGCCGCGTCGGCGGCTGTATCTATCTTTGATTGCGCTCACCTTGTTCTTCATCTGTTCCCGCCTGTTGCGAGCCATCAACGGCTCCCGTGACGAATCCCGTGTCGCCAGTCTCTCCCACATGTCCTTCTGGAAGCTCAATGCATCCAATGAGTCACGCAGCTTGGTGAATGGGAAGCCCCTGTACTCATCCATGAAGTCCTGCTGTGTCGCCTTGTTGACATAGAAGAATCCCTTGCGGAAGTAGGGTTCCATGCCTCTGATCCGCGCATCCTTCTTGTTGGCTCCACCAGTCCTGTGCTCGTAGATCGGCAGCCTTCCAGGCACATTATACTGCTTCGCCAACAACTCCATCACATCCCCCAGCGCCTCCTGATACGCAACCGCCTCAATCACAATGTAGGCAGCTTTGTACTTGAGGTAGAAGGCCATGATACGCTCTGCAAGGCCTGTCGCTCCGACTCGTCCAGCCCAACTCTCAAGGAGGAAGAGTTGCTCTCCATTGGTTCCAACAACCGTAACAGCACTCCTAGCTGATCCGGTGGAATCTGAGATTGCGGGGTCAGCTGAGATGATGACTGTGAGATCCTTGACATGCTCATAGTGTGTCTGGCCATCCATGCCACGGTAGCGGATTTGCCTCCCCTGTGCCTCCCACTCAAACTCCTTCAGCCAATCCTCATTGAAGTCTGATGCTTCGCCCGCCCCAGGCTGCAAGAGGTATTGGGCCGCATAGAACACAGGGTCAATGGAACGAATCGACTCCAATGTCTCCAAGTCAAAACGCCGCATCTTAGGCGTACCCGGGAAATAAGGCTGCCCATCGGGGTCAACAGCGGGCATCTTGAAGATCGCCATCTGGCCACGCTGTTCAATGACGAGTTGCTGCTGCTCGCCAAATGGCAAGTCAATGGTCCATAGGTATTGTTGAACCTCCCCTTTCCCGAATTGCTCCACCACAAAATCATAACAATCCCCAACCCACCAAGGGGTGCCAATGAAGGTCAGGGGGTCGTAGAAGGGGTTTTTGAGCAGCGGCATGAGCCGCACAATCCAACGGTTGGCCTTCTCAATCTCGCTGAATGATCCGCTGCGCGCATTCTCCGCCGCATCCTGGGAGATCACATCGTCCACAATCCATTCATTCATGTGGACGCCAGTGACTGTAGCGCCCACACCAGCGGCCAGCACCGATGGATTGACAATGTCCCGCGAGCTACGCTCAATAATGATCTTGTCCGTCTTCCATGTGGTATCCTTGAACGACGCCGGGATACACTCAGGGAAGAGGATGCGGAGGAATTCGTTGCTCTCAAAGTTGGCCCTAATGGCACCGAGGAATGCGTTGGCGTTGTCTTGGCGCTCATTGGCAATCCCCACCGACCAATTGCGATCAGCAATCAAGCGCTGGGTGGTGCGGCCATTTGTGATGAGCCCGCTCTTCCCCCATCCACGCGCAACTTGAATGAGCTGAACGCGAGCGTTGTCCACCGCTGGGATACCAGTCTGCCTGCTTGCGAAGCGGCAGAGTGCCAAGTGAGCGCGGGGTGTCATCGGGATCTTATCCTCCAGCCCCAACACCTTCGCATTGAACCAATACAAATCAGTCTGCGCCCTCTTCCGCAGCTGATGCCACCTGGGCGAGCCAACCCTCAACTCCTCCTGGCCACCCTCCACCTTGTCAATCGTCTGTGTCATTCTTCACGCCTTCCCACCGCAAAATCGGCCAGCTATCCCCATTGCACTCTCTCATAATTGTCCACTGCTCCCACCATCCCACCCTCTGCACCTTGGCGGTCAAATGCCCAAAACCCTTCTTCAGCGGCATCTCCCCCATCCAATGCACAATGTAACAACCATATGTTTTATCCGCCTCTCTATCAACACGCTCCTGCAGTTTGATGACATAATCCGCCACATCCGACCCAGGCGGCATCATGTAGCCAATCGCTGCGCGCAGCGCGTCATCCATCATCTTCCACCACTTCAGCTTCCACATCAATCATTGTGTAGCTCTGTTTGACTTGGATGGCATCCAAATCCCCGCTCGACAAATTGATCATGATAGTCTGTGGACGATCATCCCGCTTGGTGGACTCAAGCGTGGGCTGCAATCCCACATCCTTCAACATACTATGAACAGTCTTATAATCCCGCGCCTGCTTAGCCCAATCCAACGCCACCAACCAATCCTCAAACATCCCCAGCTGTGCATTCTCCAGCAACATCTGAGTCAACCCTTTGATGGTGGTCAACTCTCTGATCTCTTGGATGGCCCGCTGCCCAGCAGGGGTACTCGCAATCTCTCTGATGGTATGCCCACTCTTCCCATGCTCCTCAGCAATCGCATCCCACGAGTCACCGTAGATCTCATGTTTCACAATCGCCAGCCGGTGCCACGGACGAAGCTCTTGCGGAGTTTGCGGAGGCTCCTTATCCTTTACCCTCGTCAGGGATTTCCTTCCTTCAACGTCCAGCTTTGACTCGAATTTCACCCCATGCTTTGCAGCGGCGTGCGCCCGGAAGGCGAGCTGGTTTTTGAACGGCTCCTCCCTTTGTGGCTCACAGAGCCGACAATTGAGGTCCAAGGGGATGTCGGCGATTGGATAAAGCTGTGGTTCCCTGTTAGAAGAGCCCATGCAAACCACCCTCACAAAAAGGAGGCTGCGAAGTGATGGAATGTGCAGTTGATGTGCAACGAGGGCAGAACCAGTCCTTGATTGGCCCTTTAGATTCCAGACTGAGCATCGCCGTTTGCCGATGCGGTCGATGCTCCATGGCCTTCGTGGCCTCTCGCCAGCTCACATCCCTGGCACTGTGTGGGTCGATCCGATCAGACACTACAAGCTCCACTGGTTAATGCGTTTATGATCACACCCACCAATATAACCATAACACTTCATGCAATGCAATAGCTACGAACAACTCCTGCTCGCTCACTACGAACAGGAGCCGATGTTGATCGCGCCGTTCATGCCGGTTGGGGGGCATTGTTTGCTGCATGGGAAGAGAGGGCTGGGCAAGACACAGTTCGCCCACACCCTGGCCATTGATGTCGCGCTGGGTCTCAAGTTCCTTGGCGACTACACCACTGCGCAGGGGACAGTGGCGTATGTGCAAGCCGACATGACACCGCAGTTGCAGACTGAGAGGGTGAAGATGCTGGACGCAGCCCTCGGCCTCCCCCGCAGCCTACCCTTCTACTACTTCACCCCAGAGGGACGCCTCGACTGTGTGGCTGCCGCGCAGGAGGGCGCAGAATGGGCTCAGAAGCTCCAAGATCTCAACCCCTCCCTGGTGGTGGTGGACACCCTCCGCAAGTCTCACAGCCTCGATGAGAACCATTCAGACACCCCCGTGGAGATCTACGGGGCGTGGCGCACCATCTGCGGCCCCAAGCCCACCATCCTCTACATCCACCATGACCGCAAGGATAATGAGTGGAGCGCACAGAACAAGGATGAGGCATTCCGTGGCACAGGAGCATGGATTGATGAAGCCGACCTGGGCATGCATCTTTGTAAAACACGGGGTGGGCTGCATCTGGAGTGGAGCAAATTGAGGACATGTGGTGAAGGCGAGGTTCAAACGGCTATCAACTTGAGGATGGACCCCGACAGCCTGTTGCTTATGGCGGATGATCCTGTTGAGGCTTATATTAAAGATGCCATGAGGCGCGGGTTGCCCAAGGCGCAGATTGTCTTGGAAGCTCAGAGCAAGGTGAGGTGGGGGGAAAGGGCCATGTCGCAGCCCACCGCTTACCGCAGGCTGAAGGACTACGATGGTAGAATTTCAAATTCTCAGACCGAAACCGCGTGATAAAGTCGTGATAAATTATCACCCCTCTGATAAAAAAAAGCGTTGTGCCAGCAAGGCGAAACCCGGTTTATCACTCTTTTTCTCATCCCTTATATAGAGAAGGTCAACTGATAAGAGAATGAGAGACAACAAAAAGGAATCTTTTTCGATGGTGGCGATGAACGAAGCGGCGAAGGCGAGTCTGGATTGGCTCGACCTCAAGCGCATGCGTCTGCAGCGCATTGAGCAGTATGAGCTCAGGATGCTGGCGTTGGTGGATGATGGGGAATTGGAGCGCGCAGCCTGTGTCGCCCAATGTGTTCTCGCACTTAGGAGTGGACTGTGATTCGCATCGCTACGTGGGACCTGGAGACTTCCGGCCTAGAGGGCGACGTGGGTCGCCTCCTGTGCGGCTCCATTCTGGATCATCAAACCGGTGAAATGACCAGCTATCGCAATGATAAGCTGAAGGGGGCCAAGAGGAAGAATATGGCTGATGACTTGGCGCTGGCGGTTGCAATCCGCAACAAGCTGGAGCACTACCACATCACCGTTGGGTGGTTCAGCAAGGGCTTTGATATCCCATTCTTGAACACCCGCCTCGTCAAAGGCGGCGAGCGCATGCTTGCGCCTCACATGCACTTGGACCCCATCTGGTTCTGCAAGGGCTGGCGGGGAATCAAACCGCGCTCGGCCAAGATGGCGGTGATGGCTGAGTTCTTCAATCTGCCTGAGAGGAAGCCAGGGGTAGATGTGGATGTGTGGATTGATGCGGCCCTCGGCGGGGACTCGGCGGCTATGGACATCTTGGTTGACCGCTGTGAGAGCGACGTGCGCATCACCGCCCAGCTCGCGGCTAAGATCTTGGATGCAGGGCTCATCAAGAACATCCAGATTTATCCCTGATGGCTACCAAACTGGACCATCGCCTTTACAATGTGAGATGGCGCATCCAAGCCCTGCAGGCTGCTGTGGAGGACATGGCCTGCGCCATCACAGACCTATGCGATGCCGCTGGCCTGCATTCCTCAGCCTGCCCACTCAGTGGTTGGAGCTATAAGCCAGGTAGTGGGGAAGCCACCCCAATTTGTGAGTGTGACGCACATGGAGATGCTAATGGCTAAGATTGCAACCAACACTCTTGTTTGTGTTGAATGGGTTGATGCTGCGTTTGATCTTGATGAGGAGCAGCACACCACCGCTTTGAAGACTGTTGGGTGGCTTGTTAAGGCAAATCGTAAGGTGGTGGTTGTGGCTGGGGAGACTGATGAAGGGTATAAGTATCAACGGTCCTTCACCACTATTCCAAGGAGTTTGATTGTGTCCATTAGGTTATTGCGTTATCAAGATGATCCCCCCTCCGCAGACTGAGGAGTTTGTGGTTGGCTACATAGTTGGCATCATCACAGCCGCCTGCACCGCCGCTTTGATATGCGAGCTGCTTGGTAGGTGGTATGCACACATTATCATCAAGAATAAGGATGAAGATGAAGAAGAAAGCTAAGGTGGGCTTGGTGATCAACATCATGGACGAAGATGACCAGCTGATCCACCGGGTTGGCCAGTGGATTGACCCTGCCACCAACCAATGGGACCGTGAAGCCATCATTACACAGTTGGTTGATGACCTGATGCCCGAGTTGGACGCCGCTTTGGATGACGCTTTTGCCTACAACCGAGCGTAATCATGATGACAACTGTTGATCTCTTTGCCCCAGGCGCTGCCGAGCAGCTGGCCGAGCTGATCCCTAAGTACTCAACAGGCCGTTGCATCCAATGCGGGGCCAATTGGGAGATCCGCCATGACGACTATGCCGTGTGCCCCTTCTGCGCCTCCTCATTCCACACTGCTTTCGTCAATTTCGATGGCACATTCGTGGAAATGGAAGGGGAGCGGCGACCATGATGTCAATAGCGGGCACATAAAGCGTCATTGTGTGCCTCAGATGGCACCAAAATGGTACCATCCCACCGGAGTCCCACTCTTTGGAGTGGGATTTCGTGCATTGGCTGGCAGGCTGGCCCACAAATCAGCCCCCAAGTGTTGCAAAATGCGGCGACTGTGGCATAATGCGAAACGCTAGCCCCCTGCTATCCCACCGATCTGTGTAGTGGAGGAGTCCCATACAATGGATGTTGCGAGTCGGAGTCCCCCCAGCGGGGGCGACGCCTACGCGCGCAGGTGTGCATAGGTATGCACGCCCACGCCACACGCGAAGCAAGCGGCGTGCCACGACTCGGCGGCCAAGCCTCAGGTTTCCGTCGACGGATTTTCGAGGTTTCGACGGATTTCCGTCATCGGCCAAGAATCGTGCCACGGCTCGCACCTTTCGACACAAGCTTGCAAATCGTTGCGGCGTAAGCACTTGCATCCTCCGACAACTGTCGATCTGCGCCCTGGCACCGGCCTTGCCCAAGCCTCGACCGAGCGGCCCCGACCGGGAGCCGCCCATGCTAGCAACCCGCGCAATGGGAGCCACACATGAGCATCCGCACCGCAGAGCCGACGAACGACGCCACCAAGGCGAACGACCCCCGCCCGCGCATCATCCCGACGTGGGAGCCGCAGGCGGACGGTAGGGTGGCTCTCATGTTCCCCAAGGAGTTCGCCGCCGCCCTGATCGCCGGGGAGATGCGCGACTCCTCGACCGGCAAGAGCGCCAGCCCCGTGGTCCTTCAGAAACCCAAGGCGCCGCTCGTCGTGGATCGGGAGGATGGTACGGAGGTCACATACGACCTGACCTGTGCGGTATTCACCAAGGCGCAGGCTGTGGCGTCGGTTCGCCTGTCGTGAGAGTCGCCATTCTGGTCGCCCTGGTCGCCGTCGTCCATGCGGTCGAGGATCGGATGATGGACGCGGGGCGCGAGCCGAACGCCGTGTTGGCCGGCCTGCGGGATCGTTCGTGGTGGGCGTTCGCTGTCGCTTGCCATGCCAGGGCTATGGCCGGTCTTCCGATCATCTACAGGGCAACGGATCTTCGGTAGCAGGTTCCCCCCGGCGCGGAAGGTGGCGCGCCAAGCCGGTTCGATTCCGGCGGGTGGCATATGAGCACAAGAGAGCACTACCAGAGCCCCGACGGGCTTCCCGCCGAACGGTGCGAACAGCGCCCGTTCTGCGCGGCTTGTGTTGCCTATGTGGCCCGGCGCGACGCGCGCATTGCTGCCAGGGCGCCGGCCAGGGCTGAGGCGCCAGGATGCGCCAGGGCCGCCGACAAGGCGCCAGCCGCCCCGCAGGCCGCCCCGCAGGCTGTCGAGCTTCCCAGGGGCCGTCGCGGCCTCCTAAGTGGCATCTCCGGCCCTCTCTCAACCCGCCGGGCTGGCGTGCGCCTCAGTATGCTCGGCGGCGCGCTGGCATGGCGCGTGGACGCACAGCCCCAAGATTTGCACCCCATGGAGTCGCGGGGCGCGCACGTTGCGCCCGCGCCTGTGCCCGCGACAGCCACACACGCAAGTGTCGAGCGCGAGGTGCGGGCGGATGCGGATGCGACCCACGCACCCACGCGCATGCACCTGACGCGCGGCATGATCGCGCGGGAGAGGGGCCTATGAGGAATACAATGCCAGGCCCA